ACTTCACCTTTAATTCATTATAAACCAAAACCAGGCACAATGATTTTTATTCCAGCTTATTTAGAGCATCAATATACCGTTGATCCTGGAGTGGAAGACTTTAGATTTATTCATTTTAATTTACAAGCAGTAAGAAAAATGATTACTGAAACAGTTAGAAACCAAGTTAAAGGAGGAAAGAAAAAATGAGTTTTAAAAAATTAGGATATACTGTTATTAGAAAAGCAGTGGATCCAAAGATTGCTGATTTTGTTTACAGATATTTTTTACTTAAAAGAAAAGTTGCAAGAACGTTTTATGATACCAGATACATCTCACCTTTCACTACAGAGTTTGGTGTTTGGAATGATCAGCAAGTTCCTGAAACGTATTCTCACTATGGAGATATTGCAATGGAGCAGTTATTAGCAGATGTAAAACCTGTAATGGAAAAAGAGACAGGACTTAAGTTAATTGAAACTTATTCTTATGCTAGAATTTATAAAAAAGGTGATATCTTACATAAACACAAAGATCGCTTTTCTTGTGAAATATCGACTACATTAAACCTTGGTGGGGATAAATGGCCAATTTATATTGAACCAAATCCTAAAAAAGGTGGTGTTGGTAAAGATGGTCAATATGTAAAATCAGACTCAAAAGGTGTAAAAGTAGATTTAAAACCTGGAGACATGCTAGTTTACCGAGGCAATATTTTAGAACACTGGAGAGATGCTTTTAAGGGCACTGATTGCGGACAAGTTTTTTTACACTACAACAACGCTAAAACAAAAGGCTCTAAAGAAAATCAATTTGATAAGAGACCACATCTTGGTCTTCCATCCTGGTTTAAAAAGTGATATAGTTTTTTAATGCTAAGGTGGACCTCACCGATCATACCACCGGTCTACCTTGGCGCTAAATAATACGAGGTAGATTATGTTACAAAAATTAAGGTTTGCACCAGGAATAAATAAACAAGTTAGTTCGTCTAGTGGTGAGGGACAATGGACTGATGGTGATAATATTAGATTTAGATATGGGATTCCTGAAAAGATAGGTGGTTGGACCCAACTTGGTGATACAAAAATTACGGGTCGTAATACAGCCATTCATCACTTTGTAACAACAGCTGGTATTAAATATGCAGCGCTTGGAACTAATAGAGTATTGTATGTTTATTCAGGTGGTGTTTTCTACGACATCCATCCAATTAAATCGACAACAACATTATCAAGTGCGTTTACAACTACTAATGGATCATCAACGGTTACCATTACATTTGCTAGCGCACACAATATTGAAAATGTTGGAGATATTATTTTACTAGATAACTTTTCATCAATCACTAATTCTAATTTTGTATCTACGGATTTTGATAACAAAAAATTTGCAGTCACTACTATTCCATCTGATACGACGATCACGATTACCATGCCATCTAATGAGTCTGGTTCTGGTGCAACGACATCTGGGGGTATACGAGTTCAGTATTATTATCCTGTAGGTCTAGCATTAGAGACAGCTGCAACGGGTTGGGGCCTTGGACAATGGGGTGGTCGATTATCAGGACAGTTTACATCAACGCTATCCTCATCTCTGACTGATAGCGCTACAAGTTTAACGATGGCAAGTTCATCTTCGTTCTCTTCATCTGGAACAGTATTGATTGGAACTGAACTTATTGCTTACACAGCAAACGATGACTCTGGAACATTATCAGGTTTAACAAGAGGATCACAGGGAACCACGGCTGCTGCTCACAGTTCTGGAGCAACGGTAACGGATGCTGCATCTTTTGCTGCTTGGAACAGTGCGCCATCAGGAGATGTTGTTACTGCACCAGGAATCTGGTCTCTTGATAACTTTGGTAATTTATTAATCGCAACGATTAACGGTGGTGAAACATTTAGTTGGAACTCAGAGGCAACCGCTGCAAACTCAACACGTGCAACAATATTAGCAAACGCACCAACAGCAACCGCACAAACTTTAGTTTCTGCACCAGACAGACACTTAATATTTTTTGGAACTGAAACAACGATTGGTACAAAGTCAACTAAAGATCCAATGTTTATCAGGTTCTCAGATCAAGAAAGTATTGATGCAACAACATCGTACGCTCCATCATCAACCAACACCGCCGGTACACAGAGACTGGCCGACGGATCACGGATCGTTGGAGCCATTCGTGGTCGTGATGCAATTTATGTTTGGACCGACACGGCATTATTTATTATGCGTTTTGTTGGACCACCGTTTACATTCTCGTTTCAACAAGTTGGAACGAACTGTGGTTTGATTGGACAGAACGCTGCTGTTGAAGTTGATGGAACAGCTTATTGGATGTCAGAGAATGGTTTTTTTAGATACACTGGTAAACTAGAATCACTACCGTGTTTAGTTGAAGATCATGTTTACGATGATTTAAATACAACGCCAAGACAACATATTAATGCTGGACTAAATAACTTGTTTGGTGAAGTGATGTGGTTCTATCCAAACGCTGGATCGAACACGGTAAACAGAATGGTGTCTTATAATTATCTAGATTCAACAGCTGCAAGACCGATCTGGTCAATTGGTACACTAGATCGAACCGCTTGGTCTGACTCTGCGGTCTTTGGTAAACCACATGCAACAGACTACGATGATAGTTCGAATGTAAGTTCTACATCAACAACCTATGTACAAGGTAATCAAGATGGTTGTTCTGTTTACTATCAACATGAAACAGGACTTAACCAAGTTTTAGCAGGACAAACCACAGCGATTGCTGCAAATATTAAATCAGGTGATTTTGATATCGGTCAGCGTGAAGGATTACAAGGTGATGGTGATACGATGATGAGGGTCAGTCGTGTGTTACCAGACTTTTTATCTCAAACAGGAAACGCAAAAATACAATTAGATTTAAGAGATTTTCCAAACGATACTGCAGCAAGCTCATCACTTGGTCCATTTACTGTTAGCCCTGCTACACAAAAAATAGACACACGAGCTAGAGCTAGATTTATAGCACTCAAAGTTTCTAATGACTCTACAGATCAATTTTGGAGACTTGGAACATTTAGAATCGATTACAACTCGGATGGTAGACGATAATGGCTAAAATCGTACAATCACTAACACAACCGAATCAAGACTATGATGTTATCACAGCAAGATCACTTGTTCGTGATATTGATGGTATTGTACAAAAATTAAATACAACGTATCAACAAGACTTGAAGGATGAAGTTGAAGCACAAAACTTCTTTTTAAATTAATGGCTAATACATTTATTAATAAAAAAGCAGATCTAACAACAACGAATGCAACCACACTTTACACGGTTCCTACTGCAACAACCTCGGTGATTAGATCCATACTCGTGTCTGAAGACTCAGGGAACGCGGACACCATAACGGTGACCATTACTGATACATCCGATGCAGTATTTAGTTTATTTAAAACAAAATCTATTAGTGCAAATGGGACAACAGAATTACTAACAAATCCACTAGTTGCTACAGAGTCTGAAGTTATAAAAGTGACTGCAGCTACAGCAAATCGACTCCATGTGGTGTTATCAGCCCTAGAAATTAAGCCTAGAGAGGTAACAACATAGTGTTGATTTATCCTGTAAAAACTAGTAGATATATAGGTTCAGGTGAAATCCCTGCAGTTTAGTTAAGATGACAAACAACGATATGCAGGTGATTATCGGTTTATATAGAAAATTTGACCGATACAAAGAAAACACCAACGAAGATTTGTATCAACATGTCCTGCCATCTTTTCAATTAAAACAATATAAAATACACAAAGACGGAGACAACGTGATTGCTTTTACAAATTGGGCTTTTTTAAATAAAGAAGCTGAAAACAGATATGTTAAAACTGCTGAGTTAAATCCAGAAGATTGGAATAGCGGAAATAGACCATGGCATATTGATACTTTATGTATTGGCAACATTTTAAAAGTTCACCGTTGGACTAAAAAATATTTTACAGATTTATTAGGAGCAAACAAAACAGTGAGTTGGTTAAGAATTTTAGCTAACGGAAAAATTAAAAGACAAACAAGAACTTTAACGAAAAAAATATGGGTGCAGTAGTAAGAAAATTAAAAAAACCAATCAAGAAGGTAGTTGATGTTAAAAAGAAAATACTTAAAAGTCCTTTAGGTAAAGCTGCGCTTTTAGCTGGAGGTGCTTATTTTCTTGCTCCCTCTCTTTTTGCTGGAGGTGCTGGATTAGGGTCTTTGACAACTGGTGCAGGAAGACAAGTGTTTTTTAAAGAGGCTTTAAAAAGAGCTGCTATTAATGCTGCTGCACAAGGCTTGGGTGGGGGTAAAGTAGATTTAAAAAGTGCGTTAGTGTCTGGGGGTGTCGGTGCATTTGTTCCAACAGTAGGACCTATCTCTGGAATTGAAAATGAAGTATTAAGAGAAGCTGCAATCGGTGGTGTTACTAGTTTAGGGACACAAGCAGCATTAGGTAGAGATATTGATCTAGGACAAGCTGCACTTGCTGGAGGTATCTCTGGAGGATTACAGGGTTTACAAAACGTAAGAGCTGACAGAACTTTCTTTGGCGGTGATCCTACAACGACACCTACACCTTTTACACCAGAAACAAGA